ATTTGTTATGACACCATGGAATGCACAAGAGTCTAATACAATAAAAGAAATAATAAAAACTTTTAGAAAATACGGGTCACCAACAATATTAAAAAATACTGCTGGATTTATTTTTAAACCGCCTGCCGTTTTTGAAGTTGAATTTTGGAGTGGGTCGAAACAAAATCAATATCTTAATAAAGTAACTCAATGTGTTTTAACCCAAATAGAAGTAAATTATGCTCCAAATGGTTGGACAGCACACTATGACGGTGCGCCAGTGCAAACTGCATTAAATTTAGGATTCCAAGAAATAGAAATTATAGACAGTACAAAAATAGAGGACGAATATAAATGAGATACTTTGCAATATTACCAAAGGTACTCAATACAACACCAACAGGTGTCACCACACTATTAACTAACATTAAAACAAAAGTTAATGTTATCAACTCTGTCTTTAATGAACCGTTATTATTTTACAAATATGATGTTAAAGACTCTGATACACCAGAAATAATTGCACACAAATATTATGGCGATTCATATTATTATTGGGTTGTGTTGTTGTTCAATCAAATGCAACACCCTATTTGGTCTTGGCCTTTAGCATCTAATGTATTTGAAGATTTCGTGCGAAACAAATATGGAGAAAGTGGTCTTAACGATATAAATTATTACGAAGAAATACAAACAAAAACTAATTTATATTCTGGAGATGTTACTATTGATAGAATTAAATTAAACGAAGATGATTATAACAGTCTAGTTGAATCTAATATAACATACACACTTCCTTCCGGTGATTTAAATATAGTAACAACAAAAAGGCAGGTTACTAATTATGAATATGAATATGAATTGAATGAATCAAAAAGACAAATCAATTTATTGAATTCTCAATATCTTCCTGCTGTTGAATTAGAATTTAAAAACTTATACAAATGACAACACAAATTTATTATCCTCAAGATTATAGGATAAATTACCTTACTTTAATTGGAAATAATAGAAATTTAGATATGACCAATTTGGTCGTAGAATTTTCCTATTTCGAAGATTTGTTTGCGTTCTCTGTCACCGGTTATGTTATTCTAAGAGATTCTGCCGGGTACACAGAATTAAAACAAATGGTCGGTGATGAATATCTCGAAATAGATTTTGGAAAAACTTCTAGTGACGATAACAATTCAAATATTGTAGGAAAATATAGAATCTACAAAATAGATACAATAAAACCTGTGGGTAATATCACTAGTGAAATTTATAAATTGTATTTTTGTTCAGAAGAATTAGTTTTATCAGAACAAAATAAAATATGCAAGTCGTTCAAAGGTAAAAAAATATCTGATATGGTAAAATTTATATTGACAGATAGATCGACCAGTGGTAAATTACAAATACAATCAAGTAAAGTTACAATAGAAGATACAACAGGGTTATATGATTTTGTTATTCCTATAATGAAACCATTTGAAGCCATTAGTTGGTTGTCAACATATGCAAGACCGTCGGCATTTCCAGAAAGTGCAGATATGTTGTTTTATCAAAATAGAGATGGGTTTTTCTTCAAGTCTTTACAGTCGATGTATGGCACAAAAGTTTTTGCAAAATATAATTACATACCAAAAAATTTACCAGATACAACAATAAAGGAAAAAATATTTAGTATCTTAGATTATGAAATAGTTAAACCATATGATGTAATTTCAAATATTAATACAGGTGTTTACGCAAACAAAGTAATAACAGTTGATACTTTAACTAGAAGATACTACACAAAGAATATGAACAATGCGATAAGTCAAAGAAAAAAATTAAATGTGTCAGACGTTTTAAGTCCAATGTCAAACAGATTAGGAATATCTCAAGACCAATCGTATGATGCGTGTTTAAAAATGTACGTTACAAATTCAAATCAAGTAGATTTTGAATACTTTAAACAAAGGCAAGGGTCTATAGAAAAAGATATATTTGCCGAAAAATATGTTACGAATAGAACAATTGACATTTCATCATTGGATCATACAAGAATAAAATTTGTTGTACCTGGAAATCCAACATTAAAAGTTGGCACAGTTGTCGAGTTAAACATACCAAAATTAAATCCAACAGATAAAACGAATAACGCACTCTATTCAGGCAAATATTTAATTACTGCGATAAGACATTTAATAGAATCACCAACTGTATACAAATGTATTGTAGAAGCATCAAAAGATAGTTATGACACAAGATTGGCCACAATAAATACGGGTGATCCAAGTATAGCAAGGAATTTATCATGAGTTTTATGGGAAAAGACGGGTTCGTTTGGTGGCTCGGCGTAATTGAAGATAGAAATGATCCCACAGGAATGGGAAGATACAAGATTAGAATATTTGGTTGGCATACCGACAATTTACAAGAGTTGCCAACTGAAGATTTGCCGTGGGCACAAACAGTTCTTTCTCTTAATGGTTCGATTGGGTGGTCAAATGCATTAGAAGGTGATTATGTTATGGGGTTTTTTCTAGATGGTTCATCCGGACAATTTCCTGTTGTATTAGGAAAATTTTCTGGATTAGATAATTCTGAAATAAAGGCTTAAACATGGCGGAAAATGTAACTTTAGGTATCTATGATGTTAAAAGTTTTGTTGATGATTTAATCAGCAAAAGCAGCAAAGGGTTTACAAATCAAACCACACTTAAAAAATTAGCAATACCTCCTGGAGGCATAGTATTAGTTAAGAACGGAGAACCTGCTAATGGTCGCCTTGCAAGAGGTAATTTAACAGGTTCTTTGGTAACACTTACAAATAATAATACACAACATTCTTGCGATTTTAAATTTCTAATTGATTTTGGTAATATTAATATTGGTATAATTGATAATCCTGTTACAGTTATACAAGAAGCAATTAAAGACGCAAAAAATAAAGCCGCACAAATTATCAAAACGCTTTTGTCACAATTCATGGATGGTGTAAGACTGACATTAACCGCATTAAATGTTGCACTTAGTTTTGACCCCTCTGGTCTTTATGCAACCGCGTTTGATGCAGCCAGAAATATTGTCAGAAAAATTAATAAGTTAACAAAAAAGATAGCAGAATACGTTGCTAACGCAGCAATGTATGTTTATCTTGTATTAGAATTGAAACAAATTGTAACATGGATTCAACAGTTACCAAATTATATTAAAGGGTTATTAAAAGATTGTTTGACAAACTTTAATAACAATATACAAAGTGTTACTAGTCAAATCACTAGTGTTGTTACAGCATTGAATGCTAGTATTGCTTCGGCAACATCAGGTTTTACATCAACCCAAAGTCCAGATTTTTCTAGTGCAACAAGTGCCACAGATTTAAATACAATATTAAGTTCGTTGACAACTTTAGGTGATTCGACAAATACTGCAATAAGTGATATAATTGTTTCTGCAAATACACCGGGTGCAAATCTCATAAGTTCTACTGTCATTTCTGAAATTCTGTATACAACAACTCCAGATACAGATACATTAAGAATATTTTTAGAAAGAGAATTTGCAAACTCGGCAAGTAATTTTCAAGATTCGAACAGTACAGCGGATTCAACACCGCCATGAGGACTAAAATATAATGGCAACTTCTAAACCAGATTTCTTTAATGGGTGGGTAGAACCTAGATCACCAGCAAACGAAGATACACCACCAGAATATCCATTTAATCATGTGCAATCGACACCATCTGGACATTCCTTTGAGATGGATGATACACCAGATAGGCAAAGGATTCGATTACAACATAGAATAGGTACATTCATAGAGATGCATCCAAATGGAGATGAGGTGCATAAGGTTTATGGTGACGGTTACGAAATAACAATCAAAGATAAAAATGTTCTAGTCAAAGGTGCGTGTAATATTACGATTGAAGGTGACGCACAATTACATTACATGGGCAACAAGACAGAATATGTTGAAGGTAATTACGAATTACACGTTAAGAAATCATTCAATATCTTATCAGAAAGGTCAATTCAAATGACTTCACAATCTGATATGTTGATTCGTGGCGGCAATGGTTTAACTGGTGCTATAGATATTCAAGCGGCAGATAATGTAACTATAACTGCTGATGTAAATGTGGAAGGTGGAGTAACAGCAGAAAAAATGTTATCTCTCGGTAGAGTCGATGCATTAACTGGTATAAGTGCAGGTCCTCTGGGGTTTGTTTCTGTAACGGGTGGATTATCAATTGGTATTCCTGCTGCTACACCAGGAAATATTCTTTGTATCGGAACAATTGATGCCGGAGTAGCAATGATTGCACCTTTGGGCACCTTTGGTTTGATGGACGCCATAATGATGACGGATATTGTTAACACTTTGATTTATGACGTACATTGGCATTATGCGCCCAGAGGGGTTACGAGTTTTCCAATATTTCCAATGATTTAAGGATTAGATTATGAGTACACCAATATATTCATCGTTAAATTTTCCTGCATCAATGAGCAATACTGTCGTTGACTTTGATGCGAGAACAAAAAAACATTTAGATTCTATTCCAAAATTAATTTCCGATTGGCAATATCAGGATATGGCAAACAATGATGTAGGAGGATATTATGTAAATCCTGTTGCAAATGTTTGCAATACTATTATATCCATTGCATATCGAATTTATGGTACAACAAAAATTGCAAATGTTTCTTCAGATTTGCCCACAGTAAATACAAACGCATATGAATTGGCCAATACGGCAAATAATTTCCTATATCACACAAATCGAATATCAGGTGTGCAACTTCCGACGGCAGATACAGGTAATTTACCGCATTTGGAATCGGCAATAAATACAGGAAGAGTTTTAACTTATTTTTTATATCAGAACGAAGATATTTCAAACAATTCCGTTATTTTAGGTAATTTTTCAGGGTTATATACAGCTAACGATTTAATTGCATACGCGAATACAATTTCAGATTATCCAAATGTGGTTAACAATAGCATATATAGCGAAACTTTACCATTAACTGGTTATAGGAGTAATTTATCCTCGACAATAAAGACACAAATGGCTTCGGACTTGAATAATATTATAACTTTTATGACAAATACTGAAACTTCTGATGTGAATTTTTACAATAATTCACAGAATGTTATTGGAAATTTTAATAAGGTAAAAGGTATGAATGTTATGGGTGCAACGTATAATCAGTTAGTAGATCAGGTAATAGGTACGGACAAATTAAAAAGCAGACTTAATCAATAAATACAAAAATGTTAACAGTAATAAAACCAACACTACAAAAAATATATTCTGATATTGATTTTACCTTTTTGAAAAAACCAGGTACAAATGATGTTGCTCTGAGTTATGATGACAAAGCGGTAATTCGATCTGTTAGAAACTTGGTGCAGACCAGGCATTACGACAGGTTATTTAATCCGGATATAGGGTCTAAAGTTGATTTTTTATTATTTGAACCAATTTCAGAATTGACCGCAAGTTCAATTGAAAACGAGATAAGGATTACAATAAATAATTTTGAACCAAGAGTCGAAATAGAAACTATTAAGGTTTCAACTGATGTTGACAACAATGGATATAATGTAACTTTATCGTTTTATATAACAAATGCGACTGTAGTGACAACAACAACTTTTTTCTTAGAGAGAACTAACTAAATGGCCTCTGCCAATTCAATCAGTCAATTTGTCGATTTAGATTTCGATTCAATAAAAAATAATCTAAAAGCATTCTTAAAAACAAAAGATGTTCTGAAAGATTATAATTACGAAGGGTCGGCACTTTCTGTTCTCTTAGACATACTTGCATATAATACACAGTACAATGCGTACTATTTAAATATGACTGCAAATGAGTTGTTTATGGACACCGCGATACAAAGAACTTCAGTTGTTTCGCAAGCAAAATTATTAAATTACACACCAACATCAAGAATTGCACCGCAATCGACAGTAAATGTGGTGGTTGGAGGCGTAACAGATGCTTCTTTAACGATGCCTAGATATACAAATTTTATGTCGGAGGCAATTGACGGAGTAAATTACAATTTTGTAAACTCGGATTCGTATACAGTAAATGTTGTAAATAATGTTGCCACATTTTCAAATGTGGTTTTAAGACAAGGTAAATCAACCACTTTAAACTTTACAGTTGATTCAACACAAAATCCAAAATATATATTTTCAATACCAGAAGAGAATATTGATACAACAACTCTTGTTGTAACTGTACAAGAATCTTCTACTAATACAGCGACTACAATTTATAATAAGGCAGATGACTATCTAACAATAGATGAAGAATCTTTGGTTTATTTCTTGCAAGAAGGTGATAATAACTATTACGAAGTGTATTTTGGTGACGGGATTGTTGGTAAAAAATTATCGGATCAAAATATCGTAAAGGTTAATTTTATTGTAACCGATTCGACATTAAGTCATGGTGCAAATAATTTTATTTTATTGAATACCATTGGTGGTTATTCAAACACACAGGTTTTTCCATTAACAGAAGCATCGAACGGAGCAGAAAGAGAAACAATAGAATCAATCAAGTTTCAGGCACCTAAGAATTTTGCAGCACAAAATCGTGCAGTAACAAAGAATGATTACATGACATTGATACAACAAAACAAATTAGGTATCACATTTGATTCTGTTAGTGTTTGGGGCGGAGAAGAAAATGATCCACCTCTATATGGAACAGTATTCATTTCTTTAAAACCTACAGGTGCATACGATTTAACAACAACACAAAAACAAAGGTTGGTCGAAGAGGTCATAAAACCTATTTCCGTATTAACGGTCACACCACAGATTGTGGATCCAGACTATGTTTATGTACAGTTGACAATTAATGTTTATTATGATCCAAATAAAACTACACAAACATCTGGACAAATTCAAGAAGGTGTCAAACAATCTGTATTGTCTTTTGCAACCAACACATTAAATACATTCAATTCGACTTTTAACTCTTATTCATTACTGACTTATATTCAAAATTATAGTCCTTCAATTATAACCACAGACTATGAGATGAGGTTACAGAAGAAATTTTATCCTAACTTCTCTACTTCGACAAATTATAAATTTTTATTTAATACACCACTACAAAAAGGTGTGCTGACAAGTGGTGTCGGTAGTAGTCCTGGTCTGACATTTAAGGATCCATTAAATCCTGCGTTAGAAATTAATAACGTACAAATTGAAGAATATCCATCATTGACTTATGGTGTTGAATCCATTTCTATTATTAATCCTGGATTTAATTATCAATCAGCACCAACAATTAAAATTATAGGCGATGGAATAGGTGCAACCGCTACCGCATCTATTTCTGCTGGAAGTATTAGATCAGTCACTATTACAAATGCAGGAAACAATTATACTTCTGCAATTGCAACTGTGACTCCAGCAGAAGGAGATTTAACCGGACAATTAGGTGCTCTTGTTGTAAACTTAGAAGGAAGATACGGCACACTTAGAACTTTTTACAATAGTAACACCGCAGTCAAAACAATATTAAAAGAGAACATTGGAACAATAGACTATAGTGAAGGTTTTGTGACATTAAATTCATTTAATCCAATTGATGTTGATGATGCATTAGGCAAACTGTCGATTTCAGTAAAACCAAAAACCACAACAATATCATCAACATATAATAGGATAATAACTATTGACCCATATGATTCTGCATCTGTTGTGGTGAATGTAATAGCGCAACCTCAATAAAATAAATGTTAGATTACAAACCAAATACATCAATACTAGTACCGTATCAGGTTCCCGAATTTATTCGGGATAATCCGGATTATTCCACATTTATTTTATTTTTAAAATCATACTATGAGTGGTTAGAACAGAGTGGCACAGCAAACACACCAGGAAATACTGGTGCCATATCTAAAAATCTTTTAGATTATAAAGATATTGACAAGACACCAGATCAATTTCTAGATTCTTTCTATAATGATTTTCTAAATTATTTTCCAAAAGAAATACTTGCAGACAAAACAAAAGTTACAAAACTCGCAAAAGAATTATATCGTTCTAAAGGCACGCCGTCATCGTACA